CAAACAAAAAATATCGCAAACATAGCTTCGACATTTGGAAAATCAACAAAATATATTACCAAATTAGTAGAAAGAGGATTACTTAAAAAAAGTGTTAATCAAGTTGTAGCAAAAGCAAGTGCAAAAACACTGGCAATAAAAGCAGGAAAAATTGCTTTGGGATTTGCAGGGACAGATGTTTTAATAGAATGGTACGCCCTCGATAATGTAATGAGCGGACAAAAATTCTTTTTAAAAGATATTAAAAGCGGATTAGAAGATGGCTCATTACAGCCAGAAGAAGCTTTAGCAGCTATGGAAGAATCAAAAAGAACAAGAGAAATTGCAACAAAGAAAATAAATGCATCTGCAAGATACAATCCTTTATTATTTCCATTTAGAAAAACAATAATGGCAGGAGCAAAAGCAGATGAAATAGCGATAAGTATAATAGAAGACCAAATAAATAACCTATCAGTTGGAGGAGGGGAAAATCCAAGAGATACAGAATTACAGCAAAGAAAAGAAGACGAAGAATATTACGAAGAACAATCAACAAAAAAGAGAGATACAGAATTACAGCAAAGAAAAGAAGACGAAGAATATTACGAAGGAATACAAAAAGAAAAAGATAAAAGAACAGAAGAAGACGAAGCGAAAAGCAAACAAGATACTCTATTCTATGAAGCAATCAGAAAAAGAAATCGAGGAGATGCTTTAACTGAAGAAGAAAAAAACGCATTAATTGAAAGGGGGGCAAGTATAACATGAATGAAGAAGAAAACCAAGAATCAAAAGAAACGGGTTTAGTAAGTGAAGCACAAAAAGCTATCGCAGATTTAAAAACTGAAAATGACCGAAGAGAAAATATTTTACAAAGAGAACAAGAATTACAAGCAATAAAACAACTCGGAGGAGAAACAGAAGCAGGAAAACCATCAGAAGAATTAACAGAAACAAATGAGGATTACACTAAAAAAGTTATGATGGGAAGATGAGCGAAGATTTAAAAATTAAGATGGGAACTCCAGAAGAAGCAGAATGGACTAAAATCAAAAAGAATCAAGAAGAAACAATCAGAGCAAGTTTAATTAATATTGCTGTTTCGAAAAAAGTTTTAACTTTAGCAGAAAATAAAATAATTGAAGAAAAAAAGAAATTTTCGGCTCTGTAAGAAGGAAATAAGTCGGTCGCTTGAAAAATCAGAGAATTTTTCTTAACGCTCTGTCCTCAATTTCCCGTTATTAATAAGGCAACGATTTAACGAAACATTTAAATAGTTTATTTTTATGATTTATTTATGGCAAACGAAGCAGTTCTAATGTTTGAAACTGAATTAGCAATACCAATTAATGTTGTAGATGGGGCAGGAATCGAAAAAGGAACGGTTTTACAATTAGCAGATTTATTTGTTGGCTCTGCATCAAGCGCAGCAGACCAAACATTTGGAGGAATCACAAAAATCGAAAAGATTGCAAACGATGGAAAAACAAAGGTAGCAGCTTATTTCGGAGGGATATTTAAAATGGTTGTTGGTGCAGCAGGTTGCACGGTTGGATTTAACGCCGCTCTTTCAGGAGCGAACCTCGTTGTTGACGCTGACACTTCAGATATTGAAGAAGGTTTAGTTTTAGGTAAATTTTTAGAAACAGGAACAACAGGCGAAACGGTTCTTGTTTATGTAGGTAAATTCTAATGGCAGATACAAGCGGACAAAATGACATAAGGGGAATTGACATAGACAAGTTGGCAAAAGGATTCGCAGATTTAGAACCAAACCCTTTAAAAAAAGCTATTCTTAGTGCTTCGACAACTGCAAGGGAAATTCGTTGGTATCAAAAAACCTCAGGATTCTTAGATACTCCAGACACAACAGGAATAACAGCAACAGGAATAATGCACACAGAAGGAGCTATGCCACAGGTTATGGAACAATCGTGGACAAGAACAACTTCTTATATTAAAGAGTTCATGGTAGAATCCCCTTTAATCACAGACCAAGACATTAAAGATACTGATATTGATGTGTTTGGAACTAATGTTCGAGATATTACTAGAGCCGTTCAAAGGAAAGTGGGATTAAGAATTTATACAATCTTAACAGATGCCGCAGCTGCAACACCTCAAACACCTCTATCTAACGGAGCTGTAACAGTTCAGAACACAGCTGCAACTGATGGATGGAATGTTGCCGCAACAGGTAACCCAATTAAAGACCTTTTAGTAGGACAAAGAAAGTTTAGACAACAGGGATATAACCCAATAGGGAGCTATGTAGGAATGAATTCACTAGAACATGAGTATTTAATCGACTATTTAGTAAATGTTAAGGGTTCATCTATTCCAGGGTTTTCAAGCGAACAACTTAAAAAGGGCGTAGTTATGGAAATGTTAAATATGAACATCATGGTTGATGAAATCTTCACTACTGACTATGTTATCCAATGGGTAAAAGAAGCGGTTAAATGGAAATCATTCTCCGGAATCACAGCAGTTAAAATAGTTGAGCCTTTAATCGGGGTTAAATTTCGTATTAGAGAAGAAGGAGAAGCTATTTTGGAAAATCCAAATGGTGTCCATGTAATCTCTGATACAACAGATTAAAATGACACAAGAAAATAGAGAAAAATTGTATAAACATATGAGATTTCTACAAAATAATTATGAAGCAAGAGAGGGTTTAAACTCAGGCCCGACTGAAACTTCAAAAGTTCGGGCACGAGCTAAACAAAGCGCAGATTTAATTCTAAAAAAACATCCAGAATTGGAAATCGCAGAGGAGTTCCCTAAACAAAGTAAATCAAAGGGGAAAAAATAAATGCCCGCAAATGAGAAAGACCTTGCACAGACTAAATTCGAGGTAACTAATTTTACAGAAGATTATACTTTAGACGCGAACACCGCAACTTTAGGAGTTACTTCTGACGTTCTCGCAACTTTAATAAGAGACCTTGCAGCTAAAGGTATAATAAATCCTTCGGCGACCTTCGCCGCATAAAATGGCAACTACTGATATAATACACATTGCAGGAGATTTAACACCTGCAAGACACGCTATGGCTTTTCTGGGGGGAGCAACTGATGATTATGTTCAAGTTAATGCAGCGGCCGCAGGACAATTAGCCGCAGCCTTTACTTCTGGAACATGGACAGCTTGGATTATGCCTCAAGACGCAACTCAAACAGGAACATTAATTTCTTTCGCTGATGCAAGCGTGGTTGAATATTTAGAATTAAGTGTTAAAGCAGGTAAAGTTGTTGCTGAATGTTGTGACAATACAACGGTTCAATGGGTTTTAACAACTGATGAAATTGTAACAGAAGCCCACAAATGGACACACATCACACTCGTTCACGATGGAGAGAAGCCTAAAATTTATATTGATGGGGAACTCGTAGCACAGACATTAAGCACAGCTACAACTCCCGCTTCATGGATTTCCGTATTAGGCGGTTTAGACAATGGGCGAATTGGTGCGGCAAACAATGCAGGAGACGCAAGCGTTATTCAAGAATACGGCGGGGGGATTGGTTGTGTAAAACTTTGGGGTGGAATAACTGATGTTGGTGCTTTAACTCCCGAACAAATTAAGGCGGACTTTGAAGATTCTCTTATTTCTAAAACTCCTTATAATGAATGGTGTTGGGGACATCGAGGAATCATGAAAGACGAGGGAACAGGTGCAGACGATGGAACGATAGTCGGCGATGTTGTTGGATCTCATGGTTATTGCTGTTTTGAAAGCACATTCAGAGAGGCAGGATTCGTCACAGCAGACTATCCAGTAATCGCAATCACAGGACAGACCGCACATTGTATTGTTGTTAAATCTGCATAATTTTATAAAGTTTAAATTCTCATTATTTCTATGGCAAACACTACAGGGGAAAAAGAGTTATTAACAAAATGGCCTATTGAAAGCGGTTTAACAGCAGGAACTACAAAGCAAGAAGGAAGACAGCCACACTTAATAGCACAAGAAGGTTCAAGAGTTCCACAAAGAAATAGGAAATTGATATAATGGGAAAGAGAGGAAGACCAAACAAAACTCAATCTATTCTTAATAATAATAAAGTTCAAGTTAATGAACTAAAAGACAACAACTTCGGAGAATATGTTCTCCCGAACACAAGTGCAACTAAAGACCATCTCGAACATAAGAAGATGGGAAATATTTCCGGGGAATCATTCAGAATTGATGAATTAGATTATTCTTTTTCAGAAAATTACAGTGGTGTAGAAATTGATGTTCGAAAAACAGGAGGGGCAACAACAGGTGCGAATAATTTCTTAGGAATAACTTCGACTCTTTACATGAATCAAGTCGGGGGAACTATCGGAAACGTGAGAAGTTTAAGAGGGAATGTTTATCAAAATGAGGGAACTATCGACGGGGTTGCAATAGGAAACACAACCTATTTGGAACTTAACGACGGTGTTGTAACTTCACAAGTTCGAGGATATACTTCAAGAATCGAACAGGGGGCGGCTCATGAAATTCAAAGCGATGTTTATGGAATGTTCTTAAAGATTAATTGTGCGGGGACGGTCACAGGAACAACTTATATTCAATATCTCGAAGAAGGCACGGGTGTAGATTATGCATTATACCACAACGGCACAGCCCCTTCGGTACTGGGCGGAACTTTAAAGTGCAAAGCTCACTTTTTAAATGAAATAACAGTTAGCGATTACAATGCTGATTTATTTAGTGCGACATGGATGGAGTTTCCAGATTCAGAAAGTTCAGCAGGATGGTTTGATATGACTAGCAATCCTTTACTTCTTCATTTTGAAAACAATGGAACTGATTCTTCGGGTAATGGTAACACGGCAACTCTTTCTGGAGGTTCAAGTTATTCAGCAACTGCACAATTAGGGAGTTATTCTTTATTACTAGATGGAACAGACGGAAAAGCAATCTGTTCAACTAGTGCAGATTTTGATGTTTCAGA